CAGATACAATTATAAAATTTACAGCTAGTGGAACTTATACAGCATGACCGTTAAAAACTTTGCACATATTTCTAATGGTGTTGTGGATAATATTATTATTGCTGAACAATCAGTTATAGACTCTTTTTCTAACTCAAATGAATATGTTGAGTTCTTTGAAGATGCAAATGGCGAACAGTCAAAGCGATATAACTCTGCTCGCATTGGTAGGACTTACGATGCAAATGCAGATGCGTTTCTAACAGCGCAACCTTTTTCAAGTTGGACACAAGATAGCAATTATCAATGGCAACCACCAACGGCAAAACCAGAAGATACAGCCACACATTATTATACTTGGGATGAATCAAGTTTATCTTGGGTACAAAATTCAGAGCTAGATTGATGCAAATAGACCCGATGTTATTCTCGAATATAATTTTAACAGTTGTGTTTGCGGAGGTGAAGGTCGGCATCGAGGCAAAACTTTTCTAAATGGTTTTATAACGTAGACTATAATTATTATAAATAGTCATAGATATTTTAAACGGAGATCTTTATGGCGAATCCAAACTCACGTGCTACACTGATAGATTATTGTAAAAGAAGACTCGGAGATCCTGTCATCGAAATAAATATTGATGAGGATCAGGTCGAAGATCGTGTAGACGAAGCGCTCCAATATTACCAAGAATATCATTCCGATGGAACTCTTAGAACATATCTAAAACATCTTGTAACAGATACAGATGTTACAAATGAATATATTTCATTATCATCTAATATACTTTTCGTTTCTAGACTATTTCCTATCGCAAGTTCATTTAATTCTTCATTCAATTTTTTTGATATCAAATATCAAATGATGTTGAATGATATAGCAGATTTACAAAATTTTGCAGGTGATTTAGCATACTATGAACAAATGCAACAATATTTGTCTTTACTCGATGTTAAATTAAATGGTCATCCTCAAGTACAATTTTCTCGTAGAGAAAATAGACTTTATATCTTTGGTGATTTTTCTGATAGTGATATTAAAGCAGGAGATTATATCGTTGCTGAAATTTATCAGATTATAGATCCAAGTACAAACACTTCTGTCTTTAATGATATGTGGTTAAAAGAATATACGACTGCACTAATTAAACAACAGTGGGGAGCAAACCTTATTAAATTTGAAGGAATGCAACTTCCTGGTGGAGTGGTACTGAATGGCAGACAAATTTTTGATGATGCTACGACTGATATTGATAAATTAAGAGAAACTATTCGGATGGAACATGAAATGCCACCAGATTTCTTTGTAGGATAATATGGCAAGAAACGTATATTTCACAGACAAAGTGAGATCAGAACAAAATCTTTATGAAGATATTGTTATAGAGTCACTTAAGATCTATGGGCAGGACGTCTACTATATACCAAGAGACATAGTGGCAGAAGATAAAATTTTTGGTGACGACATACCTTCACGATTCAACTCATCTCATAAAATTGAAATGTATATTGAAAATATCGAAGGATTCGATGGAGAAGGTGATCTCTTTACTCGATTTGGAGTAGAGATTAGAGATGAAGCAACATTTGTTGTATCACGTCGTAGGTGGACACAAACAGTTGCACGTATGGATAATGGAGTAACCTCAGTTCGTCCACTTGAAGGTGATCTAATTTATCTTCCGATGACAAATAAGTTGTTTCAAATCATGCATGTAGAACATGAACAACCTTTTTATCAACTCAGTAATTTACCTGTATTTAAACTGAGAGCACAACTCTTCGAGTACAATGATGAAGATCTTGATACAGGTGTTGATATCATTGATCAAATTGAAAAAGATTATGCATACACTTATATACTTACTCTTGACGGAACAAGTGGTGTCATTACTACAGGTGAGACTGCAACACAAACATTTTCGAGCGGCATTACAATCTCTGGTGAAGTTTCTAAGTGGTCAGATTCTGATCAGAAATTACATCTAATCCATGTCGATACAAGTGATAACAAATATCATACATTCATAACTGGAACAAATATTACGATCTCTGGAGGACAAGATAGATCTGTCGATTCAAGCTTTAGTGTGACTTTAGTAACAGAAGATAACAAAATATCTAGTAATGAACAAAATGATGATTTTGGTACAATTGGAGGTGACTTCCTTGACTTCAGTGAAGATAATCCATTTGGTGATCCGGAGAATAATTAATGTTTGGTACTCATTTTTATCATAAAAAAGTTAGAACATGTGTTGCTATATTTGGTAAAATTTTTAACAACATATATGTTGTGAGACCAAGTAGTCAATTAAAAGTTCCTCTTTCATATGCACCAAAACAAAAATATCTTGAAAGGATAAGAGAAAATCCCGACCTTTCAAGTAATACACAAGTTGCAATCAAACTTCCTCGTATGTCTTTTGAAATTACAGCATTTTCTTATGATGCAACTAGGCAATTAACAAAAATTAGTAATTTCAATACAATAGGCACAGCAAATACAAATAGACAAAAATTTTATTCTCCTGTACCATATAACATAAATTTTCAACTTAACATATATGCAAAAACACAAGATGATGCTCTTCAAATTGTAGAGCAAATATTACCAACATTTAATCCGCAATACACTTTAACAGTAAAACCATTTAGTACAGAGTATCCAGATTTTAAAGAAGATATACCAATCATAATTCAAAGTGTATCTTTTTCCGATGATTTCGAAGGTGCGCTTGAACAAAGACGTACAATCATTTATACTTTAGATTTTGAAATGAAAGTAAGTTTTTATGGATCAATTGGAACATCTGATATTATACGAACTGCTAAAACAACCATATTCGATATGGCAGGTGGAGCAGGAGGTGATTCAGATATTGCAATTCAGAGAATTGATACTACACCAAACCCTATTTCAACAATAGGATTAGCGGATAGTGATTTTGGATTCTCAAATACTATAACATTATTAAGTGACAGTTCATGAGTGATAGTGAAAGAAATATAAAATCAGATTATGATTATTCTAGAGAGACTTATTATGACCTTTTATCAAAAGGTCGTGAGTCACTTGAAGATATGATAGAAGTTGCACGTTCTTCGGAGCATCCACGTGCTTATGAAGTTTTGTCTGGTATGATAAAAAATATATCAGATGTTAATGATAAACTAATGGACCTAAATAAAAAGAATAAAGATATCAATCAAGAAGAAGTGAAAAAAGTCTCGGGTAATACAACGAATAATGTGTTTCTAGGATCTACTGCAGACTTACAAAAAATATTACAAGATGAGAAAGATATAATTGATGTCACTCCAAAAACAAAATGAAAGTTATCTTGGTAATGTAAATGTAAAACGTGATGGTGTTCTTCAAGAGTGGACGCAGGATCTAGTAAAAGAATATGCAAAATGCATGAAAAACTCTTCTTACTTTACAGAAAAATACTGTAAAGTAATATCTCTTGATAAAGGTTTAGTTCCTTTTAAACTTTATCCTTATCAGAAAAAAATGTTTCAACAATTTCAGGAGAATCGTTTCAATGTCGTTCTCGCATGTCGTCAATCAGGTAAGTCAATTTCAGCCTGCGCCTACCTTCTCTGGTTTGCCCTTTTCCATTCAGAAAAAACAGTTGCAGTCCTTGCGAACAAAGGAGCAACAGCAAGAGAAATGCTCTCAAGAGTCACACTTATGCTTGAGAATATCCCCTTCTTCTTACAGCCAGGTTCAAAAGCAGTCAACAAAGGATCACTTGAGTTTTCCAATAACTCTCGGATTATCGCTGCTGCTACATCTGGTAGTTCTATTCGTGGACTATCAGTCAACTTACTTTATCTTGACGAATTTGCTTTTGTTGAGCGGGCTTCTGAGTTTTACACTTCTACTTATCCTGTCGTTTCAGCCGGAACGGATACTAAAATTATTGTCACCTCTACAGCAAACGGAATCGGAAATACCTTCTATAAAATTTGGGAAGGAGCAATTCAAGGTATAAACGAATTCAAACCATTTCGCGTGGACTGGTGGGATGTTCCTGGAAGAGATGCAAAATGGAAAAATGAAACTATTTCTAATACTAGTCAACTACAGTTTGATCAAGAATTTGGTAATACATTTTTTGGAACAGGAGATACACTCATTAATGCTGAGACTCTCATGGGGTTTAGAGCGATGCCATATAAAAAAACATTAGAAGGTGGTGATGTTTTAATCTATGAAGAGCCAGTAAAAGATCATGATTATATCATGACAGTGGATGTAAGTAAGGGAAGAGGGCAGGATTACTCTACATTTACTTTGATCGATATTAGCGTTCGCCCATTTGCACAGGTTGCTGTGTATCGCAATAACACTATCTCTCCTTTACTCTTCCCAAATATTATCTATAAATATGCGAATTCCTACAATGCAGCATATGTTGTGGTTGAATCGAATGATCAAGGAACAGTAGTTTGTAATGGATTATATCATGATTTAGAATATGAGAATATACATTTAGAGTCTGCTATTAGAGCAGATGCGATAGGAATTGAAATAAATCGAAAAACAAAACGACTTGGTTGTTCTGCGATTAAAGATATACTCGAAAATAATAAACTCAATATTGTAGACGAAAATACTATTTTAGAAATATCGACTTTTGTTGCAAAAGGACAATCATACGAAGCATCAGATGGTAATCATGATGATCTTATGATGAATCTTGTTATGTTCGGTTACTTTTCTTCAACTCAATATTTTGGGGATATGACAGATATTAATTTAAAGGACTTAATTTTTAAAAAACAAATGAGAGATATAGATGATGATATGGTTCCTTTTGGTTTTATAGATGATGGTAGTGATGAAATACAAAGATTAGAAAATTCTAAAGAAAATGAATGGTCTGTAGAGTATGATCCTAATTTTTAAATTATTATAAATAATAGGAATAAATATTGAAGATAACCGTATTATGAAAACATATAATTAGTAACCGAAAAAGGAAAAAGATATGGCATTAGGTACACCTTCCGAATCTCCTGCGGTTGTCGTCAAAGAAATAGATCTGACTAGCGGAGTTCCAAACGTCCAGTCATCTACAGGCGCATTCGTTGGGAATTTTAGATGGGGTCCAGTTGGGGAAAGGGTTCTTATATCAAATGAAGAAGAACTTGCCAACAAATTTGGAACTCCAGATGCAAACAATGCTCGAGATATAGAGTTTTTGAGTGCAACACAATTTTTAAGATACACAAATTCATTGCAAGTTGTGAGAGAAACAACTTCAGTTGCAAAAAATTCAGTTTATGCAGCAGGACAAGATAATAATGGTTCAGACGTACCAGCTGCAACTGTAAATAATAAAGCAGCTTTTGATACCCAAATATCATCGTTAGATTCAGATAAA